TATGGCATGTTGATGGCAATTTAAACAATTGCGAACTAATTAACCTACGTAGTGTATGCCTAAATTGTGTTGAAGTAATTAAGCGAAAACAGAGTGCATGGAAAGTTGGCGATCTTCAAGTAGACTATTAATCTTTCTATGTAAATTATCAATAGTAGAATCGTTTTCTATAACAGCATCAAATTTTAAACCACAATGACTATATTCACTAGCATGAATTTTAGCATGTTCTAATTCATTCCTAGCAAGTGCCCATCCCATATTTTTTGGTCCTGCATTATATGAAACTGCTGCTTCATACCAAGATGGTTCAGGACCACGCTTGACACGTACTACAATACCACCTGAACGATGTATGGCATCAACCTCATTTTTAAATCGACAATCAGTAATCACTATATTGTCTTCGGTTTTCATTAGCTTACGCTCAACACTAGCTACCCATATTTCATCATGAAAATGATTACGAAATAATTCTGTTCCCCAATGTTGTAATACCATTCTTGGTGTAAGATTGGGTATACCTAATCGTTCTGACCACCATGTATCTACTTGTTCACGCCATTGTCTACTTGATTTGGTTACACCATCAAGCATTTCACGATCCCAACCAAACACCGCAGCAGTTGCATCTTTTAAACTTTCAGCAAATGACATGCGTCTAAACCCATGCTCATCAATTAAGTAACTTGCAATCGTATCTTTGCCACTACCAATTAATCCACAAATACCTACAATCATAATGCCCTCCACATAGGCGTATTATGTCATACTTATTACAGATTTCAAGTAATTTAGAATATTACCCTTGTACCCAAGTTAAAGGTTGTGACCAATCAACATAACGCTTAAGTTCATCAATTAATTCAGCAAAACCTTCTTTCGCTTCAGCTTTCATGGCTGCACCATTAAGTGTAGTGCCACCTGTTGGTCCTGCAATGCTAGCAAACTTTTCACGTGCTTCACCTATAATCATCTTACACTGACATAATGTCCAACTTGTTATCCAATTTGCAATAGATGGGTCACGCAATAACGTAATTTCAGGTTTCATATTGTATGTCCACAATAATAACTGTTCGCCACTACCCTTAAAATTACGCACAAAACTAATTTCTTTAGTTACAGGATTAAACGTAAAAATTACATATCCACCAAACATACGTGCAGCTAACTCAATATAACCTGCATAAAAATCATACGTAGCTAATCCACCTGCATAGTTATAGTTTAATAAGTATGTATTTAAAATGGCACTAGAAAATGGATCAAATGATGATGCAGCAGGTCCTGTCTCTAAACCAACTGTTCTACGAAATACTTCACGTACTGTTGTAACTTCTTGTGGAAGGATGTAAGTGTATTGATTATTTTCTACGGTAAGTAGGCTATACGATTCTTCATAAGCATTAGTAGCACGTTGCCTATATGTTGCAATCGCATATTGATATGCTGCCTCATAATGCTCAGGATCTAATTCTAAATCAACTATTCCCCCACCTAAACGTAAGCGAATATTATTGAATAAAGCTTCTTTTTGTTGTTGAAGTGGTGGTAATACAGGTGTAACGGACATAATGTACTCTCAGGTTGTGAAAGTATTTATTCAGTTTCATCCTGTATTTCATATTGATTGCCACAATCAGGGCAAATAAAGCAACAAGCTTGTGAAACATACACAAACCCATGCACATGCCCACACTCACCTTTAAGAATGCTGAATGTAGATTGCTCTGTTGTCGTTTGCATTACTTCAACAGATTTGACAAACAAGTTCAAAGATCACCTTCTTTACGATTTTCACTGTACCATGGATCAAATGAACCACTTGGATATCGTGATTGCAATTTAGTTACATTTTCAGCAATCACATCATTTGGGTTTAAGTCCAACGCACGACACATGTTAACCCAATACCACATAATATCACCAAGTTCACGCTTCATGTGAAATAAGTTTTCTTCATTAAGAGGTTTACCCTGAAAAACCATTTTTTTAACGATTTCCATAAGTTCACCTGTTTCAGAAGATAACCCCATAACACCTGTTAACATCAATGGAACATTAATATTCGGTCCATGTTGATTATTGGCAAAATCATAATTACCATCAATAACATCCAACCTATTCATAAATGTAGTAAGATCATTACTTGCTTCACTTGTTACTGCTTTTACAAAATCTTGGTATTTGTTTAGATCAATTTGTTTCATTAATTTACCTTTAGTATAATAACTGTTTCACTCATCCTACCACTAGGTATGGTTTGTAAGGTTTTGATATCCTTAAAAAACTTTCTAGCTGCAGGTTTGCCACCACTAAACAACTCTTTTAATTGTTCAGCAGGTTTACGTAACGTTTTTGTACCACTTTGTACGCTATCAAACCCTACTATAGTTGTACCTTTTACAGTCATGGTTTGTGCATGTTGATCAGCAACCAAATATGATAGTCTACGTTTAGCTGTATCATACAACCAAATCTCCGTTGCGCCAACTAATTTAGATGGATTGACACTACGTAGTCCCAACGTTTCTTCTTTTAATTGAAACTTAATGTTTTTAACAAGCTGTTCAGGTGTAACTACTTTTTTCTTTCTAACAGGTTGCTGTGACTTTTTGATATTAACATACCCATTAATATCTGAAATAATGGTTTCACAAAACTTAATCAAATTTTTAATTTGAGTTTTAGTCAAATGAGAATATCCTAAAACTAAGTCTTTATCTTTTTGGTTATAAACAGATTGAAATTCATCCAATCTTTTTTGCCAAGTATCAATTAAAATCGATGCATGCTGTGGCAATATATTTTTTTCAGTTAATATAGCGACTGTGTTAAGTTCAGTTTGTTTTTTAGTCCTGCTTAAAAAATAATCGTCAAACGCACCTTCAAGTTCACCACATACTTCATGCGCACGTTCACGCATGATTTCTTGTATGTTTGGTTTATGACTTTCTTCTTTTTTAATAATGGTTGGTTTGGCTAATGTTTCTAATAATCTTGTTACTTCATTTGATAGTATATTTGATTCATGGTCTGTTAATTCTAAACCACGCATGTTCATTCTAGCTAACCAACATAAGGTCACCATAAATTCACTATCACTGACATTGCGCATTGCTTTGGCATGGTCAGTATGCCCTAACCATTCTAAATATTGTACTAACATTTCTTTACCATCTTTTTTGTCAAAGAAACGTGTATACCATGTAAACGATCTTGCTAAGGCATGTGCACGTAAATCAGGATCAGGTTGCATAATAAAATTAGGCTCATAACCATAGTATTTGTAGTCAGTGTCCCTAGGGACTAAATCCTTAATCGTTGATTTCTGCTCATCTTTTTTCATGTGTTTATTTTTCTTACTCATATCAAGGTTCCAATGTACTCTATTTACAACAATTTAGTCAAAACATTCAGATAAATATATAAATCATGCCAAAACTAAGTCTGTGGAGACCACAAAAATCAAATGATTACCGCTTCTTTGATAAAACAATCAAAGAAATGTACACGGTTGGAGCAACTGATCTTTATATTCATAAGTATATTGGATCAAATAATCCACGCAACAATGACGTTACCACGCCTGTCTATGATCAGTTAGATCCTACTAATATTCAAGACTTAATGTGGTTAGAAAACCGTGATCGTAAATACGATTCTAGCATATATCGTTTACGTGGTCACTATAACGTGTCTAACATTGATTTCGATTTAAGTCAATTTGGATTGTTTTTAAGTAATGATACTATTTTTATCACTGTACATTACAATGATATGATTGACATACTAGGTAGAAAATTAATGGTTGGTGATGTGCTTGAATTACCTCACTTGATTGATTATCATCCATTAAATGAAACCATTCCCGTAGGATTAAGAAGGTTTTATCAAGTCACTGATGGGAATTTTGCTAGTGAAGGTTTTAGCCAAACATGGTTTCCGCATATGTGGAGACTAAAAGCAGAACCACTTGTTGATAGTCAAGAATTTGCAGATATATTACGACAACCAATTGATACGGATAATTTTATGGGTGATTGGAACAACACCGTAACCTACGAACCAGGCTACACCGTCATGTATGGTGATAAAGTTTATACACCAAAGCAACCCGTACCTGCAGGTATTCCTCCACCTGATCTTGTTTATTGGGAATTAAGTACACAGCAACAATTAAAAGATATTATTTCTACCTACAATAAAAATATTGAAATTAATAATAAAAATCTTGAAGAAGCAGCACGTCTTGTACCTAAAGGTGGTTACAATCGTGACCAACTATATGTTGCACCATCCTATCTTGATGGACAACCTGCTCCTCCTGTTAATGTTATTATTAATAATGGTTCTCCTGTTCCAACTAGAGGAACCATCATTTATTTTTCAAGTGACTTATACACTAACGCAAGTCCTGTAATTTCTATTAGTGCAGGAGCATTAGACCAATTTAGATCAATGGCTGCAGCATCAAAGGGTTTAGCTAACTCTATTGATAAATTTATTTCATTGTCATTAGAAAAAGCAGAAATTGCTCCTGAACAACTACCATCAGGCAGTGGACAAGTTAATGGTTCATTAGTTATCGCAGCAACTGTAATGGGACCTGTAACAGGACCATATGGCACTGCAGATAATACTTATATCAATGCAGATGAATATTTACGCTTTGAAGTAAAAGCACAGGGTAACACCAATATTCGTGGGTCATACATTTTACGTATACAAAATTTAACACAAGATTTGTCAAACTTACTAGTGATAGATACACCTGGGGCGTTGGTGCAGCCGTTCTTGCCTGGGACAAGGGTGGTGAATGTTATTGATAGTCAAACAGTAGAATTAAGTGAACCTATACAAAATGAAGTGGCAGATGGGCAAATTATTGTTGTATCGTCAAACTTTGCTGGCATCGTGACGCAAGATGCAGACTATCGTGCTGATAATGATCCACGCTTTACGTTTATTAAACGTGTATCACCATTATCATTTGGATATATTGCAGGTTATATGGCAGGAGACGGTAGTGCACCTAATGGTGAAGCAACAGGTGCAGGTATTCAATTCCCCGCTGCACCACAACAAGGTGATTACTTCTTACGCATTGATTATTTGCCACAAAAATTGTTCAGGTTTGATGGAACATTGTGGGTAGAGATTAGTCAAAATGTTAGAACAACTACAGGATTTACAGCAAGTGATCGTTCACAGTTAAGTGGTTTCATTAACAATGATCAAGTAGTACAAACAACAGATGGTGGATTCATACCAAGTCGCCAATCACTGAGTGATGCACTAAGAATTCAACCTGATATGTAAAGGATAATAAATTGGCAGAGTTTTTTTACGATAAGCAAGTTAGAAGATTTTTAATACAATTTGCTAAGATATTGAGTAATTGGTATGTAGAGGATGGGTTTGATCCTAATGGTAATCCCATTCTAAAACGTGTACCAATTATGTATGGCGATCAAAGTAGAAACGTTGCCAACATTATTAATAACAACAGTCCAAGTAATTTACCTACTGTACCACAAATTACTTACTACATCAGTGGGTTAACTTACGAACAAAATAGAACACAAGATCCTTACTTTGTTGACAATTTATCTGTACGACAACGAACATATAATAATGAAACACAAGAATATGAAAATACACAAGGACAAGCGTTTAACATAAAACGATTAATGCCTGTACCATATCGTCTAAGTGTAACGGTTGATTTTTGGACAAGTAACTACAATCAAAAAATGCAACTGTTTGAACAGTTAGGTGTATTGTTTAATCCATCGTTAGAAATACAAAGTACAGATAACTTTATAGATTGGACTTCATTAAGTGTTGTATACCAAGAAAGTTTAAATTATACAAGTAGAACTATTCCAATTGGCACGTCAAATCCTATTGATATTATGACATGGAAATTTTACATGCCAATATGGATTTCAAGCCCAATTAAAGTACAAAAGTATGGTGTCATTTATAAAGTAATTAATAGTATCTATAAAGGTACCGCACTAAGTGATATGCAAGATGATGAATTATTGCTAGGTACAAGACAAAAAGTTACACCGTATGGTTATCAAGTTTTATTATTAGGTAATACATTACAAATATTACCTGCAAAACAACCACAGTATCCTAGTAATGATACTCTAGAATTACCTCCTAGCCCAAATACTAATTTGTATTGGAAAGCAGTATTAAATGTTTATGGAACGGTACGACCTGGGATCTCGATGATAACGCTAGAAAATCCTTACATGGATACTGAAATCATGGGTACGATTACATTTGATCCTATCGATGATCGTTTGTTAAATTTTACGATTAACCCTGACACAATTCCTGCCAATACATTACAAGCTATTGATCGTGTGGTGGATCCGTTGGCGCAGGGGCCTGGGTTGAATTTGCCGATCCCTACTGTAGGCACACGTTATTTAATTACAAATAGTATGGGCAATGATCAGTCACAAGTTTTAGTATGTGCGGAGCCATCAATATTACCTGCAGGTTCAACTGTTATAACAGTAAGTGGATTGAATTTATCAGCATCAAGTAATTGGATCGATAGTATCGTAAGTGCAAGAAATTCAAGTATGCAAGCTATTTTTAGTGCAGATACCAAAATTATAGCAATTGATACCATGACAAATACGATAACTGTAGATAATCCAACACTTGTAGATCTTGACAATGGTGTTAGAATATTAACTACAACTTATAATATGTCAAGTGCATGGGGTGATATTATGGCTAACCAAAATGATATTATCGAATACAATGGAACAAATTGGGAAGTATCATTTGATAGTCAAGCAGCGACAAGACCTGAATGGGTTGTAAATTTGTACACTAGTGTTCAATATCGATATGGTAGGGATACAGGATGGACAAAATCTTTTGAGGGATTTTACAATCAAGGTTCATGGAACATCGTCATTTAAACAAGTTAAACAACAGTGTTGGTATATTATTTTGCGCTTTAAATACAAATCGTCACTTATTTTTATTACGTAATGATAAGAAAATAAACACTTGGGGATTGCCTGGGGGGAAGGTGGAGCGTGGTGAAAATTTACGTACTGCGTTAGAGCGTGAGTGTATTGAAGAAATTGGTTATTGGCCGAGTGAAGTAAAATTATTTCCCATTGAACAATTTACAAGTGATGATAAACGATTTGTGTATCATACTTTTTATTCATTTGTACAATCTGAATTTATTCCAACGTTAAATCATGAACATTTAGGATATTGTTGGTGCGATAGTCAATTATATCCAAAACCATTACATCGTGGTTTGTTTAATACATTGAATTACGATATAATTCAACAAAAGATAGCATTAATTCATGATGCTATAAAATAAAAAACCCACATTGCTGTGGGTTTTATTAAAGCATATCTTTTTACTGACTTGGAATTTGAATAATTGTCAAGTTAGAACCTGTTTGTGGTGTTGCATTTGCTGCAACAAAAGAAACGTGATATGCGGTTGCATTTGCCATGTTACCAATATTGTTACTGTCTACATAGTCAGGTGCAAAACCTTCAGCATGTGAGTTAATAATACTAAAGATTGCAACATTTGCTGCTGAAGCATCAATACCTTGGATTGCCATTTGTCCTGATGTTAAATTAGCAACGTTTGCGTCTGCTTCATTAACAAGAATACAAATTTGTGTTTGTGTAGGATCTGCAGTGTTTGCAACTAAGAACTTTGATTTACCTTTTTGACGTACAATGTATGCATCACCTGCTGCATAATTGCCTGTTGAGTATTCGATGTTAGCAACACAAAGAATTGTATTACCACCACTGACTGCACCTAAGCCATTAGCACCACCAACGACACCAATATTTCCTACCTCTGTTTGAGCAGGAATACCAACATCAATATTACCTGTTTTTTGAATTTTTAGCTTTGCCATTATAATTTCCTTTAGCTCGTTCTAGGAGCCATAACTACCCCATGTAGTTATGAGTTCACACGGAACAATAGTATTTATCTTAATAGCAAAATTAATATTAGCCCTTTAACTTCAACCCTGTTAGTTCATAATCATCGCCCAAACTACCAACAGGAAATGTATTAAAAGCTAAGCTAATTCGTGTTTGGTTATCTACAACATTTGGAACACTGTGTGTCAAGCTTGATTTGAATATATATAATAATCCTTGTGTTGCAGGTAACCACCAAGAAGGACTATTATAAACATTAAATGTTGCAGGAGGTATACGAAGTTGTTCGTAAGGTTCATCATGAAAAGTAATTTTGTCGTTTTCGGATGATTGTATATAAAACACACCGCTTAATAACGAATTGGGATGTTGATGTTTATGATGATATTGTGTGTGTTTAGAATTATTAGTCCATGATTGAGTTATTCTTAAAGAAACTGTATCTTTTTTAGGGCAAAAAGTTGTTATAAAATATTGATCTATAGATTCTTGAATAAAAGATTTAAGCTTCTTTAATTCTTTGTTTTCTAATATATAATTGTCTAAGCTTGAAGTATTACCTTCATTTGGTCGTTGTGAAGCATTTATTAATACTTTTTTTTCTTTTTTTGTTAATTCACGATCAAGTTCAAACTTACCAACACATTTAGGAAATAATTGTATAATATCCATTACCATACCCACGAAACAAAAGAATATCTTCTTCCTTTAGTTACAGGTCTAACCAAATGTGGAAATAAGAATATACTTGGAAAAATTACCACAGATCCTGCTTTAAGTTCACAAATACGATTATTCATTAATACTAATTCACCACCTTCGTAGTCATTGTTTAAACTACCCAAAATAGTTAAAGTTGGAATACCTTTTCGTTCACCATCAAAAATAGTCGTAATATGATCACAATGTAATCTCATTTTACTTTTAATATTATATCTATTATATCTAATAGGACTATAACCTTGCCAACTATTAAACCATGGTAGTTTAATATCGGTGTTTATATAGCAGTTTAGAACATGCCATAATTTATCTGTTAAATCTTTACTAAAATCGACTAATTCTTGTTCTAGTCCATAATCAAAAATACATTCTAACTCATCTTCATATACTACGTTTTCTTTCTTAACTGTATCGTAATATGCATGTGTAGTCCATAGCTTTGATTTATCTAGTTTTTTACAAAACTTTTTGCAACTTTTTTCATCGATTACATTTGAGTATATTCGTATGTAATCGATGATATTTTCAGACATTTGTGCATTAAAATATGGATCATGAATCATTGCATTTTCATTCATGTCACCTTTTACATATTTTACTTCATCCATAAGTTTAGGGGTTTTTTTCATAATAATCATATTTACATGATATTATGTGTAGTAAAAAAATTACTAACTATCTCGTGGAATTCTTATCCATTCCCTTTTTAATTCGTCAAAATAATTAGCGTATTGTTCATCATCAGGTTGTGGAGGATTAGGTACTAAAACCCATTCTTCTTTATCAATATCATAATAATCATAATGATATTGTTCAGGATCGTAAATAGGTCTTGGAATTGGAGGAATCCAATCCAAGGTATTCTCGTCTAAAATAAATGAATGATGAGGTTTTACTCGTAAAAATGCATCTCTAACAGGATCATATGTATATCCAACACCTGCGTATCGTGTTCTAAAAGAACCATTGTATGATGTTTGTTTCCAATTAGTATGACCACCTGACCATTCAACTAAAAATTGAATACCTAATTCTTCTTTCTCAATACCATTTTCGTCAAGTAAAACTGCATTGTTTACAACGTTAACTTCTATAACTTTATTATTTTCATCTAATTTTGCGAAATGAGCCATAAATTTTTAATCTCCTTTATAATGTAAATGAACCATTTCCTGTAAATGTATACCTATGAACGCCACCTGCACCACCGTTATACGTAGGAGATCCTGTTGTAGATGCTGCTGCAGGGAATGATGTTGACCACTGCACAATTACAATGCCTGAACCTCCTGCGCCACCTGATCGAGCAGGGTATGTGTCGCCTGTAAATTGTGCGGGTGCGGGTGAACCAAAACCATTTCTACCTGCTCCACCTCCTCCACCACCCTGATTTGTACCACCATTTTGCCCTGCGCATAAGGCATTGTTTGGGAAATTTGCTCTAACTGCGGGAGTCAGGCCTGGGGCGACATAAGTACCATTTGGTCCATACCCACCTGCACCACCACCCCCAATACCTCCTGCTGCCATACCACCTAATCTTGCAGTAAGAGCGGGTGTGTTTCCACGTGATCCGCCACCGCCACCGCCTGAATAATACGCACCTGTAACAGGCCATAGTGCGCCTGAACCACCTCCGCCTGCAGTCCATGCTGCTGCATTACCACCTGCACCACCTGCACCCCCGCCTCCTGCGCCACCTTGGTTAATACCTCCTGTAGGAGCGTTGTTACCACCTGCGTTACCTTGACCTTCTACTGCAGGACCACCTTGGAATTGGCGTTGTTGGGAGTACCATCCTCCACCGCCACCCCCACTTCCACCCATTCTAGTCTGCACCCCAGGCTGCTGTGGAGTACTCGCAACTTGCGAGCTTGAAGGTGCTCCACCATACGCTCTAATACTTGCCAACATAACGGGACATTCTATAATAGAATCGCCACCATTTGTGCCTTCTTGTCCTTGTCCACCCGTAGCACCTGCACTGCCACCACCCCCTACAGTAACTGTAAAAACAGTACCTGCTTGAAAATTTTGTGACAATGTTCCTGATAAAAACCCTCCGCCACCTCCACCACCATAACCTGAGTTAATAGGTAAGTTAGGCCCCCCAGGACCCCCTGCCCCTCCACCTGCAACTGCAAGATAAGTGATGCTGTTTGTTTTGCCAGGGGCGGGATTTGGAGCGGGACCTGGGCTTGGGGCGGGTGATGGACTTGGTGAAGCAGGTGTGGTTTTATATTGTTGCCATGACTGCAACGATGTAATTCCTTGTACATTTGAAGTCATTGGAAAAGAATTTCCAATAATATTTTTATTTGGTCTTTCTTTCATATTTTATAACCTAAAAAGTTAAGCTTCCATTTCCTGTAAATGTATAATATCTATACCCACCTGAAGTAGATACAGTAGGAGATCCTGTTGTAGCATTTGCTGCATCGTATGTGTCGGGCCAACGGATAATTACAATGCCACTACCACCTGCTCCTACACCAGCGGATGGTGCTGCAGATCCCCCTCCACCGCCACCTGTATTTGAAGATCCTGCTATTCCTGCAGTATTTCCAGGAGTTTGTGCGCCACCTGCGCCCCCACCACCACCGCCACCACCTGATCTACCTACGGTAGGTCCTTTTGATCCACCACCACCACCGCCACCATATGTGATACCATTAAGCCATGTTGCTCCTCCGCCACCACCACCACCTGCTGATGCACCTAAACTAAGATAAGTTGCGTTGCCACCTCCTCCACCTGCACCGCCACCACCACCTCCTGCTTGGTTAGATGCTTGATTTTCTGATCTGCCACCATTGGTGCCTTGACCTGGGAGTCCTCTACCCCAACCTGCCATTGGGTCACCACCCGCACCGCTTCCTGCGTTAGTTGACTGTATACCTGCTACTGTTCCTGTTGGTCTATTACCTGTACTATTACCTGAACCACCACCATATCCAATGATACTTCCACCTAAAGCAGGGCAGGTTATAGAACTTGATACACCTGAAGCAGGAAAAGCAGGTGCACCACCTCCAACTGTTACATTTAATGTAAGACCATCTAAATAAGTTGTAACATTACCACTATTATATCCACCTGCACCACCACCACCTCTAGAAAAGTAACCTGTACCTGGTCCTGTGGAAACTCCTGGAGAACCTGCGCCACCACCCCCAACAACTAAGTAATCAAACGAAGGTGTTTTATTAGGACCTGAGGGGCCTGGGGCGACAGCAGTTTGTGACTGCTGCATATCTTGAATGGTGTTAATACCTGGGCCAAGGTTACTTGTAGTCGGTAACCCATTACCCGTTATTGCACGATTAGTTTGTGATCTCATAACTATAAAATTTTAGAAAAAATCTAAAATTATTTATCCAATTTCATCATAAGATGCAATAATTGTTCCTGCAGGACTTGCGTTACAATTTGCTTGTAAAACGTCACCTTCATTAAGATAAACACCATTATCCTTACCAACAACAATTAATGTTGAATAAGATGGAACAGTAACATTACCCGCAAAATAATAAACAGTCCCGCTTCTATTAATCATAACATTACAAGTAATATTAGCACCTGAATAATTTCCAACAGAAACTGAGTTTAATTTTAATACTTCATTACTACCTGATGGGTTAGTCACAATATTTGCGGTACTTGATGTAAGTGCAGCTACGTTACTAATTCCATAAATTTGTGTTACATTAACAATATTTGGGTTTGCCATTTTTATCCTCCGAAAACTATAGCCATCGCAATTGCTTTACCTGTGGTTGTTAGTTGTTGTCCATTTGATGTTACATTTCCTGTAAACACCCCTGCTGCTGCACCAATATTTCCAACATTTGCATTACCTGTAGCATTAAATGTACCTGTAATATTTGCACCTGTTGTTGTTAAAATTAATACATTAGCTGTACCACCAACACCCGCAGTAATATTTCCATCCGATGTAGCTATATTTATGTTTGATGTACCATTGGAAATACTTGCTCCACCACCACCTGCTGCTGTTGCCCAATAAGTAATACCATTACCATACGTTGTTAAAACTTGACCATTTGTACCATCAGTATTTGCATACTGAACAGTACCCATAGTAACTTTACCCGTTGTAGTTAACGATGTTGTGCTCAATGCTCCTGTTGCAGCATTAAACGAAAGATTTGCGTTTGATCCTTCAGATACATTACCTGTTGCAGCATTAGCTAAAATAGGATAATAAGTACCTGTATTAACATCACTAATACTAATAAGATCTGCAACATTTGCATGTGAAACATTTAAGTTAGCAACACGTGTTGTGCTTGTTACAGTTAATGGAGCAGTACCTGTAGATACATTAGAAATCAATACAGGACTTGTAACATTAGCACTAAATCTACCCTGTGTACCAATAATGTTTGCTGCAGTTATATCTGCATTTGCATCACGTACTACTACTGTATTTGCTGTTGCTGCAGTAGCAGTATCATAACCATCTAATAAGTCTGCATTTAAATTAGTTACTTTTGTGGTTGAAGCTACAATAATTGGAGCAGTACCTTGTGCAACATTACTTTCAAGTGTGCGACCAATAATTGATCCTGCTGTACCTAAATTACCAACATTAGCATTTCCTGTAACGCTTAGTACACCACCTGTAGAAATATTTCCTGCACTTAAATTACCCGTTGTATTTGATGTACCACTTACATTAACACCTGTTCCTGTGATAGTTAATATATTTGCATTACCTGCAACTCCAACTGTTACATTACCATCTACGGTTGCGATGTTAACGTTTGACGTACCATTACTAATAGATGCGCCCCCACCACCGCCGCCTGTAACAGTTGACCAATAAGTAATGCCATTACCATATGTTGTAAGAACTTGACCGTTTGTACCATCAGTGTTTGCATATGTTACTGCATTGACTGTTAATGTACTTAATGTTCCAACACTTGTAATATTAGGTTGTGCTGCAGTGGTTAATGTACCTGTAAAGAAATTAGCAGTTACTAAATTACCTAAATTAGCATTACCTGATGTGATATTACCTGTTACTGATAATGACCCTAATGTACCAACTGTTGTTAAACTTGATGTTACGATACTTGATGCTAGTGTTGTTCCTGTTAAATTAGCTGCATTTGCTGTAATAGCAGTATTAGCTGCGGAAGTTATTTGACCTTGACTGTTAACAGTAAATGTTGCAACAACATCACCATTACCATAACTATTAGCAGTGACTGTTGTGTTACTAATACTAAACTGTGTACCGTTTAATGTTAAACCTGTACCTGCTGTGTATGTACCTGCACCACTAAACTGTATCCAATTTACTGCAGTCGTTCCAACTGTAGTAACAGGATCAGCCATCACCCATCCTGTGTCATTGTATAATGTACCGTTTTGAACAAATGTAAAGTCACCACCTGCCATTTCAGTTGGTGTATCAAAATCAGTAGCACGTGTAATAACTGTTGAACTTGTGTAAGTATAGATACCATTATGTGCAGCATTGGCTTCGTTCTTAACAAGAATTCTTGTACCTGAACTTGCAATGTTTACACCGTCAATAGTTGTATAGCTACCTGTTGTTGTTAATGTTGCACCAACTCCTGAAGTACCGTTATTGTAAGTGATCGTACCACTAGTAACATTCGCCAATGTGTCAGGTGTTGCTGCTGCAACAGCTGCGTGTGTATGTAATCCCTGTGCAACTTGATCAACATAATCTTTTGTAGCAGCATCTGTACTTGCAACAGGAGTAGCAAGATTAGATATTTTTGCGCCCCATACATCAACTACACCTGTACCACTTGGTTTTAATTCAATATCTTGGTTAGTACCTGCTGCAGCAATTGTTACACTATTTGTTTTACCTAAAATAAAGTCTGTAACAATATTTGCAGATGTTATAATATTACCTGTAGCTTCAACAACTCCTACAGTAGTAAAATTGCCACCACTTACATTACCTGTTGCAGCAATTAAGCCACCTGTACCTAGATTTCCTACGTTTGCATTACCTGTTGCATTCAATGTACCCGCTACGTTAACCCCTGTACCTGTAACAACTACTACATTTGTGTTACCTGCAACAGACATGCTAATATTGCCATTTGCTGCAGATATATTAACGTTACTGTTACCATTTGATATAAGCGCACCACCTGATAATACATCATATGATATTTCGCCTGTTGTACTGTTATAGTACATGACATTTGCAGTGTTGGCTTGACGTACGGGTTTTACTGTAAATGTGTTCGCAGTGGTTGCGTTTAATGCGGAAGTACTTGCATTAAGTATAATCGTATTATTTGCTGTATCACTTGCTCCTGCATTAGCACCTATCACTATTGAATCAAAATTGCCATCACCTGTTCTTGAATTTGATCCTATAGCGATTCCTCTTGAACCCGCTAAAGTAGTATGCCCAATAGCGATTGAATTACCTGATGATCCATTGCCTCTAGCACCTTGACCAATAGCTATATTGTTAGCATAAACTGCTTGGGCGTTAGTTCCAATTTGAAGAACGTTAGGTGATGGAGAAGTATTACCTGTATTTCCAAGTGATAAACCATATGCTGTAAAGGTAGCTTGATTTACAGTATTTACAACAAGATTAATTAATGTATTACCAACAAATAAATGTGACACACCTGTTTGAGCGTCATAATGATAAGGTGAGTATAATCCACCTACTGTGACAAAATTTGCAGCAGTAGCATTAGCGGTACTGTTAAACGTTCCTGATACATTAACTCCTGTACCTGTAACAACTAGTATATTTGCATTACCTGCTGATGAAATATTGACATTACCGTTAGCAGCAGGGATGTCTACATTACTATTGCCATTAGCTATGCTACTTGAACTAATTGATACCCAACTTAAGTTACCACTTCCGTTAGTAGAAAGAACCTGTCCATTACTACCACCTGTAATAATGACATTTGCCACTGCCCCTAGGTTTGCAGTATTTGAAGCTACAAAATCTACAATGGTTGCACTATTAAAGTTAGCTGTATTTCCGTCTAATTCAAGATTTACTGTTAAATTAGGTACGATAACGTTACCGCTAAAGTTAGCAGTATTTCCACTTAACCCTAGATTAACTGTTAAGTTTGGTACAATGACATTACCACTAAAGTTAGCTGTATTACCAACTATATCTAAACTTACACCTAAACTACCTGTAATATTTGCGCCTGTACCTGTTACAACTACTACGTTTGCATTACCTACTGCAGAAATATTGACATTACCATTTGCAGCAGGAATTGAAACGTTACTGTTTCCATTAGCAATTGATGATCCACCTGATAATACATCATATGATATTTCGCCTGTTGTACTGTTATAGTACATGACGTTTGCTGTATTAGCTTGACGTACGGGTTTTACTGTAAATGTGTTCGCAGTGGTTGCTTCTAAATTCGCACCTGTTGCATTTAAAACAATAACATTAGCTGCAGTTGCATTACCTACACCTGCATTTGCACCAATTAATATGGCATTAGCACCAACATTGCTTGCACCTGCATTAACACCGATTGAAATTGAATTAGCTGCTGCATTAGAACCTGTACTTGCACCAATCGCTATAGAATTACTATTACCTGTAAATCCTGCGTTTGCACCAATTGCAATGTTATAATTACCATTTGCACTTTGTCCTGCTAAAGTTCCAATTGCTATAATATTAGCGGCATTTGTGTCAAGCGTAATACCATTTGTATTTCTACCTGCGTTCCAACCTGCATTTGAACCAATTACGATAGAATCATCATTAGGTGGTTTATAACCTGCAACATTACCAATTGCAATAAATCTATTACCTGAACCTGTAAAAACGTAAGAACTATTAGACCCACCTGCTTCCCACCCTACTGCAACTGCTCCTGTGCCACCCGCTTGTACAATAGAACCTGCACGTGTTCCAACAAATACAGCACCTGTAATTAAAGTAGCACCGCCAAATAATAATGCTTCTGAACCAATTGCGATTGATTCTACAACATTAGCTCCTGCACCGAATCCACCTAAAGCAGCATTTCCAATAGCAATACTATTTGCGTTTGAAAACGCAGAACGACCTAAACTTACCCCACCAGGCCCTGCTTTCGATGATTGACCAATTGCAATACCATAAGTTCCAAATGAATTAGCAGTATGTCCAATTGCAATACCATTTGCAATATTAGATGTTGCTGCATTACCTAAAATAGTTTGTCCGTTAGAATAAACTTTAATAAAGTTACCAACTAAGTTACCACCTGCTGCTACTTGGAATACATTTGCTGTACCGTTTACTGAAAAATCAATGTTGCCACCTGCAGTACTGATGCTTACATTACTGTTACCATTAGCGATATTTGAACTTGATCCACTTGATGGAGTAGACCAACTTAATACACCGTTACCATCAGTACTTAAAACTTGACCATTACTACCACCTGTAATTGTAACGTTACCAACATTACCTAAGTTTGCTGTATTAGAAACTATAATATCTACAATGTTAGCATTATTAAAGCTAGCTGTATTTCCTGTCAATTCTAAATTTACTAAGATGTTTGCATCAAACTCAACATCCCCACTGAAATTAGCTGTATTCCCTGCTAGATCTAGATTTACGGTTAAGTTTGGTACGACAACATTACCACTAAAGTTAGCTGTATTGCCATCTAACGCCTGTGTTGCATTAATCGTTCCTGCAACATTAATACCTGTACCTGTTACAACTAATACGTTTGCATTACCTGCCACACTAATTGTTGCATTACCATTGGCTGCAGGAATATCAATATTACTGTTACCATTAACTAAGTTTGATGGTGATCCTGATCCACTTATAAACTGCCAAAATAGATTACCTGAACCATCAGTTGACAATACATAATTTGCAGTACCACCTAAAATCGTTAAATTACCAACGTTACCCAAATTGGCTGTTGTTGCTGAAAAATTGGCTGTGGTAAGATTAGCATTAACATTAATATTATTAGCAATAACGTTACCTGAAATATTAGCAGTGCTTGCTGACAATACATCAACACCTGTAATATTACCGCCTGATCCATTTCCTGTAACCAATGCAGTTGATGTAAATGTTACAACATTTGCGTTACCATCGACAGAAATAACTACATTACCGTTTGCTGTAGGAATACTTACATTTGATGTTCCATTTTCAATTGATGTAGCTGCTAAATTAGCCCAACTTAAGTTACCATTACCATTGGTTGTAAGTACTTGACCGTTACTGCCACCTGTAATAATGACATTACCAACGTTACCTAAATTAGCAGTATTAGATGCTATTAAATCTGCAATCGTTGCGCTATTAAAGTTAGCTGTATTGCCATCTAATTCAAGATTTACAGTTAAATTAGGTGTTATTACGTTACCACTGAAGTTAGCTGTGTTACCACTTATTTCTGCATTTACGTCTAAATTAGCAACTTGTACATTACCACTAAAGTTTGCTGTGTTACCTGCTAACTCAAGATTTACAGTTAAATTAGGTACAACGACATTACCACTAAAGTTAGCAGTGTTTCCATCTAGTGCTTGTGTGGCGTTAATAGTACCTGCAACATTAATTCCTGTTCCTGTGATAACTAGTACATTGGCATTACCTACTGCAGAAATATTAACATTGCCATTGGCAGCAGGAATGTTTATATTACTATTACCATTTGATATACTTGTTGCAGTAATACCTGTTAATTGACTGCCATTACCTATAAAGAAATTAGCAGTAATATTACCATCTGCGTTTCTTTGTGCAATACTGTTTGCTGTTGCTGTATCGCTTGGCGTATTTCCTTGTAGTGCATTTGCGTTTAAGTTAGCAACCACGGTTGTTGATGTTACAACTAATGGTGCAGTACCTGTGCTTATATTTGATATTAATTGTGGTGCAGTTACATTTGCTGTAGCTAAAACTTCTGCTACACCTAGATTGCCAACATTTGCGTTGCCTGATACATTCAATGTACCTGTAATATTAGCACCTGTGCCTGTGACAACCACTACATTTGCGTTACCTGCTACAGATATTTCAACATTACTATTTGCTACAGGTATTGATACATTACTATTGCCATTACTAATGCTACTTGAACTTAATTGTGCCCAATCAAGATTCCCACTACCATCTGTTTGCAAGAAATAACCATTACTACCACCTGTAATGGTAACATTACCTACATTACCTAAATTAGCTGTATTTGATACACTTAAATCAGAAATTGTAGCATTATTAAAATTAGCTGTATTTCCATCTAACTCAAGATTTACAGTTAAATTAGGAACTATAACATTACCACTGAAGTTAGCTGTATTACCACTGATTTCTGAATTAACATCTAAGTTAGCAACTTGTACATTACCACTAAAGTTAGCTGTATTACCTGCAAGTTCAAGGTTGACTGATAGATTTGGTACAATGACGTTACCACTAAAGTTAGCAGTGTTACCACTTAGTTCACTATTAACATCTAAATTAGCAACTTGTACATTACCACTGAAGTTAGCAGTGTTACCACTTAATTCAAGATTTACAGTAAGATTTGGAACAACTACATTACCACTAAAGTTAGCAGTGTTACCATCTAATGACTGTGTAGCATTGATGGTACCTGATACATTAATACCTGTACCTGTTACCGTTAATATATTCGCATTACCTGCCACGCTGACAGTAACATTTCCGTTCGCTGCGGGAATGTCTACATTACTATTGCCATTACTAATACTACTTGAACTGATTGATACCCAACTTAAGTTACCACTTCCATTGGTACTTAATACTTGTCCATTACTACCACCCGTAATAATGACGTTACCAACATTACCCAAGTTGGCTGTATTAGAAGCAACTAAATCACCTATTGTTAAACTATTAAAGTTACCTGTATTACCATCTAGTTCTAAATTAACGGTTAAATTACTTGAAACATTAACAAAATTTGCTGATGCTAAATTACCTAGTACCGCATTACCTGCACGAATGTTTGCATGTTCAGTAAATGTTACTACTTCGCTTGAAATCGATACTTGTGAACCAAAACCAATTTCCGCATTACTTACATCCCAACCCATGAATGCAACTTTTGCACTAGTATCATAATAGTTAAGTGCAGTACCAACATCTTTACCTGTGTTTGAAGTTAATGGTGCGCCATTTGGTTCTACTTGTAACTGAATAATTGGATCTTGTACTGCCAAGTCAGTGACATTGACATAAACTAAATTACCATCAACAGTTAAGTTACCACCAATTACAGCATTACCGCTGATGTTTAAATTACCACCACCAATAATATCACTTGTGATATTTGCAGTGCCTGAAACATTAGCACCTGTACCTGTGACAACCACTACATTTGCATTACCTGCTACAGATATTTCAACATTACTATTCGCTACAGGTATTGCAACATTACTATTGCCATTACTAATGCTACTTGTACTAATTGATACCCAACTTAAGTTACCACTACCATTAGTTGAAAGGACTTGACCATTACTACCACCTGTAATAATGACGTTAGCTACATTACCAAGGTTTGCAGTATTTGCAACGATTAAATCTGTAACATTTGCACTGTTAAAATTAGCTGTATTTCCATCTAATTCAAGATTAATTGTTAGGTTTGGTACTATAACATTGCCACTGAAATTAGCTGTATTACCTGTCAATTCTTGTGTAACATCTAAGTTACCTGTAATATTTGTACCACCACTTGAAACTACCAATACGTTAGCAGTACCTGTAGAACTTATAGCAATATTTCCATTGGCTGTAATCCCAATGTTGCTATTACCATTGGTGATTAATCCAACGTTGCTATTACCTGTTACCGTAATTAATGGTGATTGAACACTTGTGCTAAAATTCGCTGTATTACCTGAAATTTCGTTATTAACTGTTAAATTAGGAACTACAACATTACCACTGAAGTTAGCTGTATTTCCATCTATTGATTGCGTAGCATTGATAGTACCTGATACATTAATACCCGTACCTGTTACAACTAATACATTTGCGTTACCTGCCACACTTACAGTGACATTTCCATTTGCTGTGGGGATATCTACATTACTATTGCCATTACTGATACTGCTAGTACTTATTGCTGCCCAATCAAGTGCGCCACTGCCATTTGTCTTTAAGAAGTAACCATTACTACCACCTGTAATGGTGACATTACCTACGTTACCAAGATTTGCAGTGTTAGCTACCACTAAATCAGAGACATTTGCACTGTTAAAGTTAGCAGTATTTCCATCTAATTCAAGGTTTACGGTAAGGTTAGGTACGACAACATTACCACTGAAATTAGCGGTATTACCGCTTATTTCTGCATTTACGTCTAAATTATTAACCTGTACGTTACCACTGAAATTAGCTGTATTACCACTTAATTCAGTATTAACTGTGAGATTTGGTGCAACTACATTACCACTGAAATTCGCTGTATTACCTGCTAATTCAAGATTTACAGTAAGATTTGGTACAATAACATTACCACTGAAGTTAGCGGTATTACCACTAATTTCTGAATTAACGTCTAAATTAGCAACTTGCACATTACCACTAAAATTAGCTGTATTTCCACTTAATTCAGTATTAACTGTGAGGTTTGGTACAATGACATTGCCACTGAAATTAGCAGTGTTTCCATCTAGTGATTGTGTGGCATTAATCGTACCTGATACGTTAATTCCTGTTCCTGTAACAGTTAATACATTAGAATTAGCGTTAACAGAAATAACTACATTGCCATTTGCTGTAGGAATGCTTACGTTGGATGTTCCATTTTCAATCGACGTAGCTGTTAAATTAGCCCAACTTAAATTACCACTGCCATTAGTGGTAAGTACTTGCCCATTACTACCACCTGTAATGATAACGTTACCAACATTACCTAAATTAGCAGTACTAGATACAACAAAGTTACCTATTGTTGCGCTATTAAAGTTAGCAGTATTGCCATCTAATTCAAGATTTACAGTTAAGTTTGGTACGACAACATTACCACTAAAGTTTGCTGTGTTTCCATCTAGTGCTTGTGTGGCATTAATAGTACCTGTAACGTTTACACCTGTTCCTGTAATAACTAATACAGTATTACCTGCTGAAGAAATGGTAACATTTCCATTAGCCGCAGGTATAGATAAATTACTTGTTCCATTTGATATAACATTAATATTACTAATGCTTACTGCAGTATTTGATGTAATTAATAAATTATTTGCACTAGAAATTGATGGTGAATTTGAACTTGTACTAATAAATGAGCTAGCAGTAATATTACCCGTTGCAATAATTTCCCCACTTGTTCCCAAATTACCAACGTTTGCATTACCCGTTGCATTTAATGTACCTGAAACATTAATACCCGTACCTGTTACAACTACTACATTTGCATTACCTACTGCTGAAATATTAACATTACCATTAGCAGCAGGTATATTTACGTTACTATTACCGTTACTAATGCTACTAGTACTAACTGATATCCAACTTAAATTACCACTACCGTTAGTTGAAAGAACTTGTCCATTTGAACCACCTGTAATAATAACGTTACCAACTGCACCGAGATTGGCTACACCTGCAACAACCAATCCTGTTGTACCAAGATTTCCTACATTAGCATTACCCGTTGCATTTAATGTACCTGTAACGTTTACGCCTGTTCCTGTTACAACTAATATATTTGCATTACCTGCTGATCCTAAATTAATATTACTATTTGCAGTTAATGTTAATGCACCATTACTTGTAATAGATGGTGCACTTGTGCTTGTACTTACAAAAGCATTTGCAGTAACATTTCCGCTGAATGTACCAAGCACAGCGTTTAAACTATTGGTAATACTAATATTACCTGCATTGGCAATATCACCTACCACTGACAAGTTTGCGACGTTTGCATTACCTGTTGTATGTAATGTTCCCGCTACATTAATTCCTGTCCCTGTGACAACTAATACATTTGCATTACCTTCTGCAGAAATGTTAACATTTCCATTAGCAGCAGGGATATCTACATTACTATTGCCATTGCTAATACTACTTGTGCTTATTGCTGCCCAATCAAGTGCACCACTACCATTTGTCTGCAAGAAATAGCCATTGCTGCCACCTGTAATGATGACGTTACCAACGTTACCTAAGTTGGCAGTATTAGAAGCAACTAAGTCCCCTACTGTTAAATTATTAAAGTTACCTGTGTTACCGTCTAATTCTAAGTTTACAGTTAAGTTACTTGAAACTTGAACGAAATTTGCTGATGCTAAATTACCTAGCGTTGAATTACCTGCACGAATGTTTGCATATTCAGTGAATGTTACTACTTCACTTGATATCGATACCTGTGAACCAAAACCAATTTCCGCATTACTTACGTCCCAACCCATAAATGCAGTTTTTGCACTTGTGTCATAATAATTAAGCGCAGTACCAACATCCTTACCTGTATTTGATGTTAATGGTTGATTGTTTGGTTCGACTTGTAACTGAATAATTGGATCTTCTACTGCTAAATCAGTTACATTAACATAAACAAGATTTCCATCAACAGTTAAGTTTCCACCAATGACTGCATTGCCACTGATATTTAAATTACCACCACCAATAATATCACTTGTGATATTTGCAGTGCCTGAAACATTAGCACCTGTACCTGTAACAACTACTACGTTTGCGTTACCTACTGCAGAAATATTGACATTTCCATTAGCAGCAGGGATATCTACATTACTATTGCCATTGCTAATACTACTTGTGCTTATTGCTGCCCAATCAAGTGCACCACTACCATTTGTCTTTAAGAAGTAGCCATTACTACCACCCGTAATAATGACATTGCCAACATTGCCTAAGTTTGCTGTATTTGATACTATTAAATCTGTAACATTTGCACTATTAAAATTAGCTGTATTTCCATCTAATTCTAGATTAACTGTAAGGTTTGGTACTATTACGTTACCTGAGAAATTAGCTGTATTTCCACTAATTTCTGAATTAACGTCTAAGTTAGCAACTTGTACATTACCACTGAAATTAGCTGTATTTCCATCTAATTCTAGATTAACTGTAAGGTTTGGTACTATTACGTTACCTGAGAAATTAGCTGTATTTCCACTAATTTCTGCATTTACATCTAGATTATCAACTTGTACATTACCACTGAAATTAGCTGTGTTACCTGCTAACTGTAAATTAACGGTCAAGTTAGGTACGATGACATTACCGCTAAAGTTAGCTGTATTTCCACTAATTTCTGCATTTACGTCTAAGTTGGCAACTTGTACATTACCACTAAAATTAGCAGTATTGCCACTTAATTCAAGGTTTACTGTTAGATTTGGTGTTACAACATTACCACTGAAATTGGCGGTATTACCTGTCAATGCTTGTGTAACATCTAAGTTACCTGTAATATTTGTACCACCACTTGAAACTACCAATACGTTAGCAGTACCTGTAGAACTTATAGTAACATTACCATTAGCAGTAATTCCAATATTGCTATTGCCATTGGTGATTAATCCAACATTGCTATTACCTGTTACCGTAATTAATGGCGATTGAACACTTGTGCTAAAATTCGCTGTATTACCTGAAATTTCA